TTCGAGTTGAAACCGGAATACGCAAAGCAAGCTGGAAAGAACCTTGCCGAAGCCGCATCTTCGGTTGGCGATCTATTCGGAGGGGTGGCATGACCGCCACCCCCAAACCCACCTACGGCTCTCAGCCGGTGCCGCTGGGCAAGTATGCCAGCGTCTCAGAAGCCGCCCGCAAGATGGGCGTCACGCGGCAAGAGGCAAAGCGGATATTGAGAGGGAAGAAATGAAAAAGGCCCGGAGTGATCCGGGCCTTCGCTTTACATCGGCGGCGCGTCATCATCTGGCGGCGGATCAGCTTCCGCCGCCATTGCCTTAAGCCGGTCAAGGTTTGCCGTTGCCGTTGCCCTGCACGCCTTGCCTGCATCGCTTGACCACCACGCGCGGAATGATGCCGTGCCGTTGCGCGCGGCTGTCTCGGCCTGTTGCAGTGCGTCGTCGGGTTCCTGGGGTGCCTCAGTGGCTTGCAGCGGCTTGATCTTGGCTGGCTGGCGATTTGCCTTGCTGACGGTCATCATCAGCGTCATTTCCCGCTCCATGTGGCTCATGTGGCTAATGCGAATGCCACCGACTTCCAAGCCGCCCCATTTCACTTTCGGGTCACGGTATAGCGTCAAACTGCGCCCGATATACTGGTTTGCATCGGCGCCCCAAGCCGCGACAAGAATACGCGCCGTGGTCTTGCACGGGCGCCATACTTTGCTTGTCCCGGCAATTGACACCGATACAGGTTGATCCTGTCCGGGTTGGATTTTGACGCCGGTAATCGTGACCGTCATTGGGCCGCTGATCATATCGTCGGCGTTTAGCTGGTCTGACTTCGGCTGAATGACTGCGCTCATATCGCTCATGTAAACATCTCCTGTTCAATTGTCCGATCTGTCGGGATGGTCCGCAGCTTGTCCAACTGCGCTTTGTAATCCGCCAGCGCATCGGCGATCTGCGCCTCAAAGTCCGATGCCGCTTCAAGGATGGCGTTTTGCAGCACATCGTCAGGATGCACACGGATCGTGACCATGGGAAGCCCGCCGCTGTAGCTGATAAAGTCCAGCCATTGCCGCTCTGCCGTCATAATGCCGGTCTGGCATTGCAAGATGTAGTCAACAGGAACATCGCCGAACAGGATGGTCTCGACCTGATACTTCTGCCGCCTGCTCTTGACCTCGATCAATCCATCAAGCCCGACAAGACCGTCAGGGGAATAGCCCAGCGTGAAGCCCCAGCGGTCATTGGTGATGAAGCCGCATTCCTCGACCTCGCCGTAGTGCTGCGAATACAGGTCGCGGGCAAGAACCTCGTCTGCCATGCCCCGCAGCATATCGTCGCCGATGAATGTCGGTTCTGTGTAGCGCGTGATACGCTGCGCCGTCAGTTCATAGAGGTGCGCGCGGGTCTTCTCATTGCGCGCCGTCTTTAGCGTCGGTGTAAGCAAAAGCTTCATCTCGCTCGCCGTGATCAGGCCGCATCTGGCGGCAAGCCATTCGTCGGTTCCCTGCATCAGGTCGCGGTGATAGGTGACGGTCATATCTCTCTCCTCTTGCGCGGATTGCGCTGTCAATGTAATGTCACGACAATACACGTAATGACAAGGGGCGTCAATATGACCCGCAACACACAAATTCAAATTCGCCTGACACCGGAAGAACACGCCGCGATGAAGCAGACTGCCAAGATTGGCGGTTGGGTTCACATCTCTGATATGGTGCGCGATCTGGTCAACCGGTGGCAATCCGCACAGCACCCTCCGGCGACCGCGCAACGCCAGCACGCCCCCCAAGACGCAGAACCGCCGCTATAAAGCGGTCCTGCGCTTCTGACGTGCGACCCGTGGCGGTTTTTACTTCCACGGCCAGAAACTTGCCGTCTGGCGCTACCCCTATCAGGTCGGCACTTCCGACGCACAGGCCGTAGCGGATCGGTCTGCCGGTGCTATCTTTCAGGACGCCGCAGTTGTTGCGCCAGACAAGGCACCCAGCCGCCGATAGCGCCACCATGCAGGCGTTCATAATGTTGGTCTCAGCCGTTGCCATCTGTCACCTTCAGCCGTTTGTGTGCGTCTCCCTTGTCCAGGACTATGACGCTGCCTTCCCGCTTGACCATCCGCACATCATCGCCGGTCAGGCCCTGCGCCTTGATCCAGTTGCGCGCGAATGTCACGCCCTCGTCGTCGTCCGGGGTTGTCGCATAGACTACCATCATGCTCGCTTGGCCTCCCTTGCCGACCAGACATGCCTAGCCCAGCCGTGCGGATTGGACATGCCGCGCGCTATGCCGACCTTGATCAAGTCTTCCAACGTATCAGCCCGGCCTTGCTCTCTCTTGCGAGCAACGATCTCGCCGCGCTTGACCTCGGCCAACTCGCCTTCGCGTTCCTCGACCATGCGTGACGCGACAGGAAAGACAAAGCCGCAGTTCGGGCAGCATGGAGACGGGCGCGCGACGAAATAGCACTCAGGGCATTGCCGCACGGGTTGGCTTTTCTCGTCGCTTGCCTCTCGCTTCTTCTTGCCGTCAAGCGACCATTCGCGCGGATCATCGGGCAAGCCATGCCGCGTGGAGTTGCCAGCGTGGTCGAAGATAAGCGCGGGGAAGTCCTTGCGCCGCAGCACTCGCCCCCATTTCTGCAATTGCAACGGCAGGCTTTTGGTCGGGCGCAGGTCTGACATGCACTCAACAGTTACGTCCATCTTGGCCGCTGCGGACAGGTCGAAGCCAAACGTCAGCAACTCGACATTGCAAAGGACAGTGATCTCACGGCGCGCAAACCGCTTGATAATGGCCGCGCGCTCGTCGTCCAGCATTGTGCCGTCTATCATGCCAGCCGCTACACCTGCGTCTTGGAATGACTGGCACACAAGCCCTGCGTGCTTCCGGCTGGTGCAAAAGACCACGTTAAGCCGACCAGCCGCATGTGCCTTGTAGGTCGATACCGCATCCCCGATCAGGACGCTATCCGCTTCCATTGCCGCCGCAAGCTGCGACTTGACGAAATCCCCATCCGACGACTTGATGCCGCTCAGGTCTGGCGTGCTGGGGGCGAAATAGCGATAGTCTGACAACCGGCCAAGCTTGATAAGGTCAGCCATTGGCAGGCCCTCGACCATCGTGTCATACCAGTCACCCATGGGCTTGCCGTTGGTCTTGAGCGGCGTGGCAGACATGCCGACGATCCATGACCCGGCATCTGTCGCCCATTGGATGATCCGCGCAATCTCAGCACCGCCATAGTGCGCCTCGTCGTGAAATAGCACGTCAGGCGGCGTTATCCGGTCAAGGCGCCGTGCGAGTGTCGGAGACATGGCTATCTGGCACTTGGCGAAGGGCTGCGGCGCGTGGTCTGGGCTGATCACGCCGAAGGGCATATCATACTCACCCATGGTCTCGATGGTTTGCCGCAGCAACTCCTTGCGCGGGACCATGAAGATTGACCGCGTTCCCTTGGCCTTTGTGCCAGCGATCATATCCGCCGTCATGCGCGTCTTGCCCGCGCCCGTGCAAGCCTGCATCAGGACGCGCTTATGCTTGCGCATGGCCTGCCGAACGCGCGCCACAAGGTCCGCTTGATCCTCATACAGCATCAGCGGAAGTCCTCGCCTTCATATAGCGGCAATTCCTCCTCATACGGCGCCGCAAGGTCTGACAGGACTAGCCCGGTCGGGATGGAAACCCCTCTTGTTCTCAGTGTCGCGGTGAAGCGCACCTTGTCCACGCTTTCCGCCCCATCAAGCCCAAGCAATGCCCGCCGCCATCCGCCGCCCCATGACGTGTCCTTGAGCAGCCCGGAAAGCTGATGGCTCTGGTTGGCGATCACCACGCGGTCACGGTCTGCATGAATACCGTATTCCCCCAGTGCAGCAATGGCCGCGTCTCTGTCGCCGCCGTCTGCATTGATAGCACGGTCGATCAACCTGCCAATGCTGGCCTCTCTGGACATGCCCCTGTCGTCATACCGCGCCCGCGCTGCAAGGATGAATGAAAGCAACCGCTCGCTGTCACTCATATCGTTGTCCTCTCGCGCCCATGACCAATCCTGCTTTGCGCACCATGCCCGCGCATCCTCCATGCTGACAGGGTTTGTGCTGGTGAGACTGTATGCCCCAGCGATGAGAAAGCCGAACTGATCACCGAAGCGTTGCCCGCCGCTCGTGCCTGCCATGACGGTGGCGAATGTCTCCATGTTCTGCATCAGGGCTTCAAGGTTCCAGAATGTCCGCGCCAGCAACCGGCTGGAAAACTCCGGCGTCAGGGTCTCGCTCACCATGCGCTTGAGCGTCGCGAACCGATCGGCTGCATCCGGGCGCCTGTCTCGCATCAGCTCAATGATGGTGTTGCGGTCAAGGTCCGCGCCTTGCACGATCCGGGGGTTAATGGCGGCAAAGCAGAATGCGCTCCTCACCGTGTAGCTGCCGTCAAAGTTGGCTATCGTTGCGCCGCTTGATGCCTTGCGCGCCAACATCAGCACGTCCTCCATGCGTTGTTTGTCGCGCTGGGTCTCGCTCTCGGCCTCGTCCATGACAACCGGCCTGCTGCTGGCTCCGATGTTCTTGCGAATGCCGGGTTCGCTTGTTCCGCCCGCCATATCAAGCACCATGTTTCCCAAGACCGGCTTGACGATGCTATCCAGCACGAAAGACTTGCCCGCTCCCTTCTCCCCCGTGATAACGATATGCGGGCGCCATCGTGGCGCACCTCCCACCATTGCCAGCACGATCCAGCCCGCCAAGATGTAGCCATGCTGCTGTGACTTCCACGTCAAGCGACGGCTGATCTCTAGCAATGCCGCCGCCTCTGTGTTGCTAAGCGGGTCGTCTCTGATCTCGGCAACGCGCGGGCCGGAAATGTAGACATGAGTTGACTTGTAGTCAGGTGGCGCGCATCTGCCGCCCTGCCACACGACCGCATCCCCGCAGTTGAAAACCGGACGGTTGCCATCCATCCACGCCCCTACGCCCCTCACGCGGCCACGGTCATGGATGCCGCGCTGTTGACAAGCCTCGATGAGAGCGGTTCCGGCCAAGCTGCACAACTTGCGCTCGCTCACGTCGCGCCCGCCGAAATGCCGTTCCCAGAATGCACGGTTTGCCAGCCTGCATAGGTTCATCATGCTTCCAAGCGCAGTTGCCGTCATTTCCACGACCTGACCGGACACGCGCGGGAAGAAGTAGAAAACCCCATCGTCGTGTCCAAGCGGTCGCACCTCGTCAAATGGATCATCCGACACCGGCTCCGGGTCAGGCTCATACACCGGTTCCCATTGATCAGCCTCGACCTGTCGCGGGACCAATGCCGCAGCAAAGGCATCCCGCACCGCTTCCGCCCCGTCGCTATCGTGTATGTCGTCCCAGTCTGTCCGCCGCGCCGGGTCATCTTCATGCACCTGTGGCGCGATCACCACCGCGCCGCCGATGGCAACCGCCGCCTGTTGCGCGCCTGACATGCCAGCGTTGTAGAGCGTGCCATCCGGTCGCGTGGTCCATTGGTCATTGTCTGCGCCGATCACAATGCGCCGGTCTGGATACTTGCGCCGCATTGCCACGGTCACGGCCTTGAGGTTGCCCGCGTTGAATGCGCAGATGACCGAATGACCGGTGGCGATGTGTATCTTGCATCCCGTCGCGTATCCCTCGCAGATGACCAGCGTGTCATCCCCCGGTATCGCGTGATAGGCGCCGTCCATCGATCCGCCCTTAAGAAACCGCTTGGCGCCATCTGCCGCGATGAATTGCAGGCTGGATAGGCCCGCCGCCGTCCAGCATGGCACAACAACCAGGCCGCGCCACACGCGCGCGCCATAGAGGCCGCTCAGGCGCTTGCGTGTCAGGTATCCGGCCTCCCCATCCGACGCGCATCGCTTCCATAGCGCCTTGGCCTTGTTTGCGGCTTCTGCGGCTTCCTGCGCCGCCTCTGCATCCCTTGCGGCTCTGGCTGCTGCTGACTTTGCCTTGAACGCGGCCCGCTCTTCCTCGCTGTATTTCCGGCTCGCCTTGATGTGCCACGGGTGCGTTACGCCTTCCCGGAATGACATGCACCAGCCGACCGCAAACCCGTCTGCCTCGACCTTGATCTTGTAGCTGCCGTTCTTGGTTCGCGGCTTGTCTCCCTCGATCCTGTAGCGGTGCGGCTTGTCATCGTCGATGATCTGTTCGCCGCTCTCCATCCCGCAACCGACCGCGCGCATGTGGTCGATGAACGCATGAATAGGGTCTGCCATGTTGATCCTGATGTAATGACGACACTTTGACGCAATGACATGGCATGACGCAATGACATTGCAGCCCAAAAGCGATGGTGGAGCATGTGCAGTGTAATGTCAACACATGGAAAGCGGGCCACTGGCCCACTTATTTTGCGCTGCGTTTGCATTGCTGCGATGCAGAGAGCTTGCAATATCAACGGCTTGCGAGTTGTGGCCCGCTGGCCCGGCCCGGCCCGCGAAAATCACGCATGCCCATATATACCTATCCATATGTCATGCCATTACAATCCACCTATGTAATGACAGGAAAGGCATAGACATGAGGTATAATATACTGGGATTGATGGGCCTATCATCATCAATCTTTAGACTAATGGTAAGTAAGTAAGGGCCTTCAAGCACTTAGCGGATTTTTTCCCGGCCCAAAACGCTGGCCCACCTTCTTTGCCGATCTGGGCCAGTGGGCCATCTATCAGACCGCTTGACACACCCCCGCCGCCCGGTGCAATCTGTCCCTGCGGCGTAAGGATAGCTTCCGATGCCGGGCTTCCTGTGGCCCGGTCGCCGCAACCACCACACAGGACAACGCAACAGGAGCGAACATGATCGTCAAAAATCGAAACGTAACACCAGC